GTTTGGTTTCTGGTGCAAGAATAGCCTTAGCCGTTGTTAGTGGCAGCGGCAATATTGCAGATACCAAGTGCCTTTGCGTCTCCACCTGCGGCAACAGAACCTGTCAGGACAACGCACAGAGGCTTGTTCGAGCCGTCGAAGATGATCTGTGCCATGAACTTCGACTTCTTGATGAAGAGAAGTTTGTCCTCGGTGTCGTTGAGAATGCCAAGGCCAAGATAGACTGCCTTCTGGGTTACGGGATAAGCCTTGCCAGTAGCGGCAGTGCCAACACCTGACATGCCTTCAGGCAAAGTCAATGAAACGTCAGTGCCTTCCATGCCAACAAGGGTAAGAATACCTGTGTTGTGACAAGGAATCACCAGCGTAATCTCGCCGTCACCAGGGGTAAAGGTGTTCACCCAGTCGGTGTTCAAACCCTTAACCTTGAAGTGTTCGATACTCGGCTGACCCGTGTCGAAGTTGAAACCCGAATCATCGGAAACGGGAAACTCGGTTGCATTGGCAAAGCTCGGAGTGTCACCAAGACCACCTGCAACGGCAAATACAGCACTGATGCCACTGAAGACATCATCTTGCATTTGGATTTTCTTTGTAAGTGCCATAGTCGTATAATGTTTTTGGTTTATTTATTCTATCTCTCTCGCATTGAGTTTTGTCCTCAACTTGAAAGTTATCTGTGTTTCTTGATAGCCATAGCCGTCTTCACCTTGCATGAGGACTGTAGGCTTGGTAGCCGTCACATGCTTTCCGTTGATAGGAAATACGTCTAAAACTTTCTGGGTAAGATCGCTTTGAGCACCAATGTTCAACGTGCGGTCAGTCTTAGCCTTGCAAAAGACAGAGTAGGTTCCATAACATTCGCTCGTCACATCGGCATTGCCCTTGACAAGTCCACGGATTTCCGTCGGAATGTCTATGACGATGAAGTTTGCAAGTTCCTCGTTGGTGTCTTTCGGACGGTCGAGAAAAGTCTTCTTCCCGATGCCTTTGACGGCTTCAACGAGGTCGCTATAAACGAGGTATATCAATGGTTTCCCTGCCATATATGCTTATTTCTTTTCTAACTTCAAGTATGTAACACCGACTTTCTCTGCATGTGCATAGGTACGGAGAATACCCGTCGTGCCTCTCTTCATTTCCACCCAATTCCCGTATTCAACAGGATAGGCTACAACGATGTCAAACAGATTCTTTCCTTGCGGAGTGTAGGACTGAAAGAACTTTCTTGCATCATCTTCTCCCCAACCGCCGTTGGTCTGAACCGTTGGCAGGTAATGGCTTTTCTCACCATCATAGTCAGGATTGAAACGATAACTTTTCCTCTTGCGCTCACGCATCTTCACCTGAATGGCTTTCGGCACATACTGCGCTGCATAGTAAGCATTGATAGGCTCTCTGTTTCTGTAAAGACACACAACGATTGAGTTTAACAGGTTTCCAGTGAAGTTGTGCGCTCCGTCTGCTTCCTGTCTCGCCTTGATCGCCTCCTGACACAAATCAGTGCAAAACTTCCTGCAACGAATCTCAACTTCGTCGAAAATCGCCTTACGGTAGTCGGCAAAGGCTTTGCGTATGATTGTGGCGTTAGTTGCGGACATATTTCCAGAGTATGTGAGTTCCTAAATTGCTTGGTCGTAAGTCTATCACAAGTCCGTATTCCTTGTAACCGAATCGCTGAAGTTCAATCTTATCACCCTCTTGCGGCACTGTCTCTTCCGTCCACTCATCCTGTTTCAAAGGCAATGCGAGCGTCCTGTAAGATGCAATCACGTCTCCATTGTCCGATATAGTGTCACGGTTGTCACTGCGGCATTTCCCCTCGTAGATAACAGTCACACCGTCTGGCAGGTTAGATTTCTCGGTATCACCTCCTTCTTGGTCTGCGTTGTCGGTTTCACCTGTATCATCTGCCAAAGGATCGTCTGCCATCGGGTCGTATTCCAACACGTTGGCTTGATCTTCCATCGGCTCTGTTGCAGCATAGCGAATTATGCGGCAACTATGCGGGAAACGAGGGTTCTTGATATTAGTCATAGCGTTTCGTATGCTGAAAAGCAACTACTTTGGGTATCTACGGATTTTATGGAAACCAGAACCCTTCATTCCCCATTTCGGAGCAAGCGACTCTATACGAGCGTCGGTAATACCCCATTTGGCGAGAAGGTCTCTGGCGAGTATCAGAAATTGCAACAACTGCAAGCGAGACCATTGTTCACTACCCTCTGAATGTTCCCAATCTCCATCCTTGTCTGTTACTTTCTGCGACATGAGAGGATTGAAGGCAATGCGTATCAGAAGATAAGCAAGAGCAAGGTCTTTCTGCCTTTCCGTCAAATCGGTAGCAGGTGTACCAGCAGTGATGCCCGCGTCAATGAGAATACCTTTGACAGTACTCTCACTGACGTTTGCATTCGGGGAGATACTTTTGATGTATTCCTCTGCTGTTGGTATCTGATTCTCTGTGTCGGCCATGGGTCAAGTCACATAAGAGATTACTCTGAATAGTCCTTCCATACGGTAGCAATACCGTAGTCGTGAACGTTGTTGAACACAGGACCTGCGTAGAGTTCACAGTCAATGACATTCAGGATAGGGTCTTCCTGCCATGAGTTGCGCACTGCAATACGACCCTCAACGAATGAGTAGCGGGTTGATGGGTCAAGACCACCCATCTTAACACGGTCGATGAGAATGCTGTTCATGCACTTCATTTCGAATGGGCGGTAAGCACGACTTGCAGCAACCATGTTATGAATGTCAAATGCTGGTTCATCGGCAACAGGCTTGCCGTCTTCCTCATGACGTGACTGGAAGTCGATTTCCTGGAATGGCCATACCTTCATGTCGTTGTGCAACCAGGTCAAGACATCACCACGAACGACTTTCACATTTTCGGGATGATAGTAGTTCTTGCTTGCCTTGTAAGCAGTGACTACAGAAGGATGCTTAAGTATCTTATCAAGCAAGTCATCCGACAGCTTCCAGTGGTCAACACCGAGGTTGCGAGTCTTGGTGAGGTATTTCTGGAAAGTCAGAATGTCCTCAACAACATCGGCATTGCTATTTGCAGTGACATTACCATTGGAATCCTGAGTGTACCACTCCTTACCAGACTCAGGAGCAAGGAAGTTCTCGTCTGGAATCTGGAATTTAAAGTCATAGCGAGCACCGTCAACGGCAACATCGTGGATTTCGCCTGTTGACATAGCCTGCATTACCATGTAGGAAAGTTCGTTGTGAACACCACCAAGCATGGCATCGGAGTTGAGAATGAAACTGTCAGTCAGAGCCTCACCAAAAGTGACGTTACGAAGTTTGGCTTCCTTACGGAGTTCAATCATATCGTCCTTTGTGATGTTGAAGCCATGACCTACCTGTGGCAGTGTTCCACCGTAGAACTCCCAGCCGAGGGTGCTACGCTGAGGCTTGCCAGAATGTGTACCGAGTATGCTGGCACGTACCAAAATTGGGGTCTTTTTGATACCCTGCTTCCACTCACGGTCGTCTGTCGGTTCTCCCCACGAAGCAAACTGTCGCCAGATAGCACGATTGTATTTGGCGTTCACGTTGTCGAGGATCAGACCAAAGTTCTCAGCGTCCACATACTGATGAAGACCACTGATACCATAAAGATTTTTGTCTCTCATAATCTAATCTCCTTTCTTAGTTTACTTGCGGTTGCTGAAACGGAAATAACACTCGTTGTCACGAAGAGCCTTCTTGAGGCTGTCAGTCAGAGGAGGCATACGACGCTCCAGAACTGGCTTTTCCATGCAGTTCCAGATGTAGTCGATGTCAATAGCGTACGCATCAGGGTCGAGTACGTTGTCACAGTAGGTCAGACCATTAGGAATGACCTTCAACAGATTAGTGGTCACAGCATCCTGTCCTGTGCCAGTGGTCGTAGTCTTGCACTCAGCCAAAACAGCACCCTCAGTAATGCCTGTTACAGCATCAACGGTGAGCACGTCAACATTGTCTTCGCTGCTGTCAATGGCAGAGACAGTGTAAACGTTTGTTGCAGACTGAGAGAGGTCGTCGCCTACGACAATCAGTTTCATGCCAACTTTGGCAGTGGTTCCTGTCTCAAACTTCTCAATAGTAATCTTTGAGTTGGTTGAGTCAACCGCCTTTACCTTGAAAGTGTAGAGAGGAACAATGGTGCGAGACTGTTCGTCGGCATATACGAGAGTACCTGCTGCCATCACATTTGGATATGCTGGCATCAACTCTGGTTCGCACATGAAACCACCGACAGCAATTGTCGGCTTGCCCTCGTAGCACTTTCGGACACCACCAAAGTTCTTACTGAACTTAATGTAGTTGTTGATAGTTCCTTGGTTCATGTTACTTTTTGTTTGTGTTGTTATTCTTCGTGTTATTTTCGATAATCGCTGTTACACGAAAGTCTTTTCTTGCTCGGTGGCATAATCAGCGTTCTCCTGTGCCTCTTTCTGCAATTTGGCAATACGATTCTTTACGAAGTCATTGCCACCACCGTTTCCACCAGTGCCGTCGCCACCGAAAGGCTTTCCACCATCTGCGTAATAACGCTTGTAGCGTTTTTCGTAAGCTGCGACTGCCGATTGTTTCAGACCATCGAATGTCGGGGTTTCGCCGTATTCGATATCATCCAAAGCATCGTCAATACAAGCCTCGTTGTTAGCCTTCAGTGCGATAAGGTGCTTCTTGAGTTCGGACTTTACGCTGTTGAGCGTTGCGGTTCTTTCCCGTTCCATCTGTGACTTCATAAAGTTGGTCATGGTAGCAGTCAACTTTCCAAACTCACTTTCTGCGCCAGTCAGTCCTTCCAGTGCCTTTTTCACTGCGTCCTGTACTTTTGTGTCAAGATTGTCGGTAGATGTACCACCGTTACCACCATTACCACCACCATTCTCAGGATGTTCCTTCTTGTAGTCTTCCAATGCTTTTGCTACAGCTGTCTGAATACGGTTCTCAACATCTTTTTCATGCTGTCCAGCGTACTCTTTGGCGTAGTCTGCTTTAAACTTCTCTGTGAATGCCTTTTCGTCGAAACGCTTTTGTCCGGCAAACTGAATCAATGTTGCTACTGGCAACTTCCACGTCTCGTCGGTAATCTTCGAGTCATCAGCAAACATTGGTAAAACACTTTCTGCAATACCATCGAATGTCTTGTCACTAATAACCTTTGCGTTGTCTTCTCCAACCTTGGTCTTCAAGTTCTGAATGAGAATGTCTTTCTCCATGTCGTGTTTGTGTTTTAAAATGTGTTTGATGGCG